GTGGAGTTATACGAAGGTATAGCGATACACTTTTAATATTTTTATTGAAAGCCAACAGACCTGAAAAGTATAAGGACAGAAGGGATATTACCACTGGGGATCAGCCAATCACAGTTGTGATTAACGATCAGGTTCTTCCTTCGCCCCCTAAATTAAAGCTTTTAAATGAATAAAACATTAAAAATAACATTACCTTATAAATTTTCTCCAAGGGAGTACCAGGTTTCTGTTTTGAGAGATGTAGGTTCTAGTCCAACCCAAAAGAAACGTGGTGTTTGCGTTTGGCACAGGAGGTCAGGGAAGGACAAAACTTATATTAACTTAATGGCTAAAGAGGCTATGAAGCGAAAAGGAACTTATTTGTATCTCCTTCCTAAGCTGAAACAGAGCAGGAAAATCATATGGAAAGGTATGGACAGGGACGGGTTCAAGTTTATTGATCATATACCAGAACAACTGGTGGTAGGTAAAAACGATACAGAAATGAGCGTTGAACTTAAAAACGGATCAGTAATAATGCTGGGTGGAACAGATGCACTTAACATTGATGGATGGATTGGAACTAACCCCGTTGGAATAATATTTTCAGAGTATTCACTTCAAAACCCAATGGCATGGGATTATCTACGCCCAATATTAACAGAAAATGGTGGATGGGCTTTATTTAATTTTACCCCAAGGGGACAAAATCATGCGTGGGAACTATATGAAATGGCTAAACTAAATCCAGAATGGTTTTGCCAACTCCTGTCTGTGGATGAAACAAAGAGACCAGATGGTACACCTGTTATTTCAACAAAAATGATTCAATCTGATGTTGGGGCTGGAATGGATGCTGACCTTGTAAAACAGGAATATTATTGCAGTTTCACAGCCGCTACAAAAGGTGCTTACTATGGAAAAGAAATGGAAAAAGCCGAAGAAGAGGATAGAATCCATAATTTACCATACGATTCGGCATCACCTGTTTGGACAAGCTGGGATATAGGGGTTGGAGATTCAACGGCTATATGGTTTTATCAAAGGTCAGGGCCGTGGTTTCATTATATTGATTACTATGAAACCAGTGGTGAAGGGGTACAACACTACGCTAAAGTTTTGAAAGACAAGAGTGATAAGGGTCAATGGGTGTACAGGGATCATTTTGCTCCACACGATATACAGGTTAGAGACTGGAGTGCTGATGGTAAATCAAGGTTTGAAGTAGCTAAAGCACATGGAATCAAATTCATAACTGTTCCACGCCACTCAATAGATGATCGGATAGAAGCTGTTCGTAGTCATCTTTCCAAATGCAGATTTGATGAAGAAAAGTGCCAGCAGGGTGTTAGGGCTTTGAAATCTTACCAGAAAAAATACGATGAAGAACGAAATATTTTTCAGAACAGACCACAGCATGACTGGTCAACTCACGGGGCTGATAGTTTTGGATATGGAGTTATGGGACACAGGGAAATCAAACCTATGGATAAGGTCAGAAGATTTTTTGTAGATCTGCAAACAGTAGATAACTGGGCTTGTTAATCAGGGGGCTTTATGAATAAGGACGATTTTATTAAAAGTTTAACCAGGGATAAAGGTGGGCTAAAACCTGCTTCTTCCCCTCGCCTGTCCACACTTGAGCCTATGGAAAGGGATGATTTTGTTCGTGTGGCTAAAGAACGATTCAAGATGTGTGTGGATATGGATTTTGAGAACAGAACACTTGCAAAAGAAGATGTTTTGTTCATGGAAGGGCGTGGGCAATGGTCTGATGAGGTAAAAGAAAGGTATAGGGCAGACGGCAGACCTATCCTCACTATAAACAAACTCCCTAGTTTTGCAGATCAGGTCAAGGCAGATATCAGAAACAACAAGATGTCTATAAAAGTCAACCCTGTAGATGATATAAGCGACCCCAAAACAGCTAAAGTCTTTGCTGGTTTGATAAAAAATATAGAAATGCAGAGTAAAGCGGAGCAAGTGTACCTTCATGCTGGTGATTCAGCAATTGATTGTGGATTTGGGGGAATGAAAATCAACACGAAGTATGCTGACGAAAACAGTTTCGATCAGGAAATAGTAATAGATCATATAAAAAACCAGTTTTCTTTTTACCTGGACCCCTTCCATGAAAAAATAGACGGGTCAGACGCTAATTATGGCTTTATTTTTGAAGATATTGAAAGACAAGCTTTTGAAGAACAGTGGCCTGATGTTCCACTGGCTAGTATTGAGGGGAATACGAATAATTATGCAGGATGGTTCACGGCTGAAACTGTGAAAGTGGCTGAGTATTACTGGAAGGAAATTTCAGGACATAAAACTGTTTATCTCCTGTCTTCTGGGGACGTTCTTGATTCTGATTTGCATAACACGAGTAAGGAAACCTTTAAAACCTTGGATGATATGGGGTTATATAAACTTCAAGAGCGTAAAGTTGACAAGATAAAGGTTATGAGAGCTATTGTTAATGGTACTGATATTTTGGAAGGGCCTGATGAGTGGCCGGGAAGCCATATTCCTATAATACCTGTTTATGGTAAGGAAGTTCAGATAGAGGGGCGAACAATCAGGAGAGGAATTGTAAGAAATGCAAAGGATAGCCAGAGGATGTACAATTATTTCCGGTCAACTATAACAGAAACACTGGCTCTTCAACCAAAAGCTCCATATCTTGCAACACCAGAGCAGGTTGAAGGGTTTGAGCATCAATGGGAAGGTGCTAACAGAAAAAACTATTCTGTTATTTATTATAATGACATACAGGGTGCCCCAAAACCGCAAAGAGAGCCACCTCCAATGGCTTCACAGTCAATGTTTGCTGAAGCCGCTACAGTAAATGATGATATGAGGGCAACTACAGGTGTTACTGAAGCCAAACTTGGACTTAGAAGCAACGAGGTAAGTGGTATAGCTATAGCTGAGAGGCGAAGGGAATCTGATCTTGCCAACTTTGTTTACTCCGATAATTTGAGAATGTCGGTTGAGTACCTTGCAAGGCAGGTAGTTGAGCTTATTCCTAAAGTTTACAATACCTCCAGGATAATAAGGATACTAGGCGATGATGGGTCTAGTGACACCATAAAAATAAATGAAGAGGTTTTTAACGAAAAAACAGGTGAGCTTGAAAAACATGATCTTAAACTTGGGAAATATGATGTAGAGGTTAGTGTTGGGCCAGCTTTCGATACAATGCGCCTCGAATCGTTACAACATATGATTGATATAGCTGGTAAAGTACCTCATGTATTCCCCATCATAGCAGACCTTGTTGTGGGCAATATGGACTTTAAAGACAGTGCTGAGATGGCTAGACGCTTAAAATTGGTTAATCCTCTGTTCCAGAACCAGAATCAAGGGCAATCCCCAGAAGATCCAGAAAATCAAGAACAAACACCTGAAGAACAAACACCTGAGGGACAACCACCTGAGGGACAACCACCTGAGGGAATGCCACCACAGGGACAGCCACCACAGGGACAACCACCTGAGGGAATGCCACCACAGGGACAACCACCACAGGGACAACCTACTCCAGAAATGCTGAAGGCTATGGCAGCGCAGATGGGGATAGTATGACAAAGATTTCAAAAAGAGATTTTAAAACCAAGAGAGATAAGAGGGAAATCTTTACATGGTTGAAAAACAAAAACAAAAAATCTAAATGGGATCATTCAGCCCATAAATCTGGATGCAAATCCTTGAAAAAGGTAAAAAGGAGTTATTCTTATGAATGATAAGACGATTCGGCTGTATCGCAGTCCCGAAGGGGATGAAAACACCGCAACTACGAGCGAAGAAGAGGTTTCAACTAAACAAGGTTTGTCTGAAATTATTACTGATATTGTAAAAGAAGGAAGTGAGAATGAAGAAAAAGCCGATAACGTTGAAACGGAAAATGTCAAAGCAGAAGATTCACCAGAGGAAAAGGGTGCATTCCAAAAGCGTATTGACAAAGCTACATGGAAACAAAGAGAAGCTGAAAGAAAAGCTGAAGACCTCGAAATGAAGCTTGCCTCAATGGTAGCTGAAAAAGAGGTTAAGGCTGAACCAGAGCCAGAGGCAGTAAAACCTGAACAGGATAATTTTGATACTGAAGAAGGTTATTACGAGGCCATGACAGACTGGAAAGTGGATCAAAAGTTTAAAGAGCAGGAAGAAAAGCAGTCTGAAATCAATAAGAAGTTAGAGTGGTCTAACACAGTTAAGGCACACAATGACAGAGTTAAAGACTACATTGAAAAGACTGGAACGACTGATTTCAACGAAACAGTTGGAAAAATGCCGGTAGCTCCACATTTGGCAAACACTATTTTCCGCAGTGAAGATGGCCCTGCTATATCCGTGGAACTATCAAAGAATCAGGAGAAACTTCACAAGTTAAATAGAATGAATTCACATGATGCAGCTATGGAACTTGGAAAGATTTCCGCAACAATTTCAATTAGGAAAAAACCAGTAGAAGCTCCAGGCGGTGCTACCCCCATAACTAAGGTTAGTGGCCGCAATACGTCTACCAAAAATCCCGGAGATTTATCTCAAAAAGATTTTGATGAGTATGCGAAGAATCTACTAAAAAAGTAAAGCCCAGTTTCGGTTATATTTTTATTGCTGACTGGGTGATAACAGGAGGCTTTAATGGCTAATACGATTATAAATCCGACCATTATTGCCAAGTTAGCGTTGTTTCATTTGCGTAATAACTTGGTAATGGCTGGTCATGTACATCGCTCTTATGAAAAAGAGTGGAGTGCAAAAGTTGGTAGCACTATAAATGTGCGTAAACCAGTTCAGTTTACTGTAACTGATGGTGCTACAAGATCGAATCAGGATGTAACCGAAACGAACACATCCATCGCAATTGACAAGCAAAAGCATGTATCTTGGAATTTTACCAGTCAGCAGTTAACACTGTCGATTGAAGAGTATTCCAAGAGGTACATTGAACCTGCTTGTATTGCACTTGCAAACAAAGTTGATATAGACCTTTGTAATCTTTACAAAAACATTTATCAACAGGTTGGTACTGCTGGGACAACCCCATCTACTTATTCCAACATAGCGGATGCTGGTGAAAAACTAGATCTCTCTGCTGTTCCTATGGACAACAGGTCTTTAGTTTTAGGCCCATCTGCTCACTGGTCTTTGGCTGATGGTCTTAAAGGCGTTTTCAACCAGAGCATTACTAATGAAGTTTTAAGAAAAGGACATCTTGGCTCTTATGCTGGGATGGAATTTTTCAGAGATCAGAACATTGTTTCCCATACTGTTGGGGCACATGGTGGAACACCACTCGTAGATGGTGGAACACAAACTGGTTCAAGCCTTGCAACTGATGGTTGGACAACTTCAACCAACGTGCTTGAGATTGGTGATGTTTTCACTATTGCTGGTGTTAACAGTGTTAACCCAATTTCTAAAACTTCAACCGGTCAATTGCAACAGTTTGTTGTAACTTCCGATGAAACTTCTGATGGATCAGGTGATTTAACTATTGATATCAGTCCTAGTATTACAACTTCTGGTGCATACCAAACTGTTAGTGGCTCCCCCGCTGACAATGCGGCTATCACTGTTGTTGGAACAAGTGGTGGTTCATATGTTAACAACATGGCGTTTCATTCAAATGCGTTTGCACTTTGTATGGTTCCGCTTGCAATGCCTGATGGAACAAGTTTCAAGGCACAGCAGTCTGAAGATAATATCAGCATCCGTGTGATTAAAGATTATGATATCGCTAACGATACTGACATTATTCGTTTAGATTTATTGTATGGAGTAAAAACTATCTATCCAGAACTCGCAGTTAGAGTATTGGGTTAGTTTTTTTGAATTTATGTGGGGGCGGTAAAACGCCCCTCACTAAAATATTATGATTAAAAAATTTAAGGATTTGATAATGATGAAGAAGAAAGCTAAAAAAGCAGTAAAAACTAAAACTGTTGTTTCTAAAAATGTTTCCATTCCCAAATCAACTAAAAGCAATAAAGAAGAACGCAATATATGTATGTATAAGGCTGGCACTCAAGAACCAGAGTTGATGACAAAATCTGAATCTGAGGCTGCAATGAGGGGTAAGAAATATTTTGATAGCCCTTCAAAATGTTAGTTAGGAAAATATAATGACTGCAAGAGATATAATCATACAAGCCCAAAGGAAACTTGGAGTGGAGACTGTTCAAAAAACTCCAACTGCAAAAGAAATTTCTGATGGACTCGAAGCTTTAAATAGCATGATATCATCATGGTCTGCTGACAGGTTGTTGATACACGCAAACACTTTGAGTTCTCTTTCCATTACAAATGCCAAGGCTACATATACCTATGGGTCAGGAGGGGATTTAGGATCAACAAGGCCTATAGGCAGGTTTGCAATTAAAAATGCGTATATTAGAGACAGCAATAATAATGACTACAATCTTGCTATCAATACGAGGGCTGAATATTTAGATGAACCTTCAAAAATAATACTTAAAGCCAGACCAACAGAGTTGATATACGATCCACAATATACACTCGCACAGATAACATTTAATCCGTGGCCTGATGCAAACTACACGGCTTTTGTTGATGCTATAGTTCCTTTAACAGAATTTGCACTTTCAACTACCAGCCTTAGTATGCCTCCAGAGTACAAGAGAGCTTTGATTTATAACCTGGCAATAGAACTAGCACCAGAATATGGAATCAGTGTCCCAAAGGAAGTTGGATTCATAGCTGGAGATTCACTTAGAAAAATAAAAAATGTTAATACACCTACCATGTTGAGGCGAGCCGATGAAGGTGCGTTAGGGCACTCCGATGGGTTTGGCAACTCAAAAAGAAGTATTGAAGGAGGCTACTAATGCGTATTAAGGCTTTTATCACCTCTGTGTTGTTAGCAGTTTCGGCAACAATTGCTACACCTGCTGAACTGCTTCCCCCTCCACTTTTCAAATGGAATCTTGCAACAGGGGCACCAGCAGAGGGTTATTGTATTTACACATACGAGTCAGGAACAACAACCAATCAAACAACATATACAGATGGAACTCAAACAACTGCCAATGCAAACCCTGTTGTTTTAAACAGCAGAGGTGAAGCGGCTATATATTTTGACAAAAGCTTGTCATATAAAATAATTGTTCATGCCCCTTCAGGGGGTTCTTGTCCGGGGTCTCCCACATCACCAGAACTCACAGTTGATAACTACGGGGGAGGATCTACCTCTGAAACCGAAAAAGATGCCAACTTGGTTACTAATGGGAGTTTTGAAACTGATGACAATGGTGACGGTGACCCGGATTCTTGGACTGAAACTGCATATACAGGTGGAACTGTCTCACTAGTCACCAATGCACAGGCACATGGAGCAACAAGTTATAAGTTTGTTTCCACTGGAAATGGTGGAGGTTACTTTGTTTCAGATTCTTTTATACCAATATCACCAGCTAGAGTTCTTATAATTTCAACCATGCTTAAATCATCTGTTGCCGGGGTTAGAAATCTAGTGGAAGTCTTATGGTACGATTCGTCACAAGATGCACTAACCGGAGGAGATGTGCAGACAGATGTTTATGATGAGGCTGTAGCCAATCCCACCAGTTGGACTAAGAAGTCTGCTGAAATAACACCACCTTCTACTGCTTATTATGCAAAACTTAAATTGTATGGGGCACACAGTAGCGATGCTACATCTGGAACAACATGGTACGATGATGTTAGAATCACAACCAAAGAATGGACGGATTATACCCCCCCTATTCCTATTAACCTAGACAACGTTGCTCTTAACGCATTTCGCATCGCAATAAATGGATCAATAAGTGTTCAAGGGATGGTGGATGGTGTTGTTGATGAGTATGAGGACGAAACCGGGGTGGATACAGCGGCTTCCACAAACGAGGGGTATGACTCAGGAGGTGATTATTACACCAACATGGGTTCAGCCGCAAATACATGGACACAGTCATTAACCAGTGATGCGGCATCTGGTAATGCAAATTACTCGTATCGTCAGATAAACGCGGCTACTGACATTTCCACCGATGGCGATCAGGTTCGTGTGACCATAACCGCGAAAACCTCCGCACAATTTGATTTTGATAACGCATCCATCGTTGAGCGTAGTGGTTCAACTGCTAACGGAACTACCACACCAACGGAGTTTCTTTTTAGTGGAGGGTCTGG